AGGCAATAATACCTTTGATAACTTATCTAAAGTAGCGTATGTTTCTTTTGTTAGTGAAACATTTTTGTATTTTGACATATCAGTCATGTTTGTTTCCTTTCATTTTAATAACCGATATATAGTTGATATTATAGGATTGTCAAGTATGAAATTTGTTTTAGCATTAATTCTTTGTTCGCAAACGCAACAAATATGTATGCCGCCCTATCAATGGCCTGAACTATTTAATAGCCAGTATGACTGCTTAATGTTTGGTTATGAAGAGTCAAAAAAGAAAATGCGAGAAATTGGCAGAAAAGAAGTCAACGAACACAGCATGTTTTTTAGGTTTACTTGCACACCACAGAACACAATTTGACAATATGGTAGAATTGTGGTAATGGGAGATATCTTCTCACCATTACCTACCCTTTCACTCTCTCTTTAGGGTAGGTTTATCTACACATACAACCAATCAATGCACCACCATCATGCATGATATGCAAGTTTAACGTATCTACGTAGCCAGTTAGTTTTAACCGAAGTATGTCACACAATTCAAGACAATCAATTTTTTCTATCAACACTATTCCCTCTAACATTTGTTTTGTTATAGGAATGAGTTGATACAGGCCGTCGTTTAATATAATCAAGTCCATGTACTATTTCATACCAAAGCTTTTTATACTTTGGGTCCTTTGTTTTATTCCAGTTATTTGCTAACTTGTCTAACTTTTCTTGTATCGTCATGTACTTTCGTTCC